AGTCGCGCGGCGGCGACTGGAGCATCGGCGAGCTCGCGCACGCGCTCGGCCTGGAGAAGTCGACCGTGTCGGCGCGCCTCAACGAGGCGTTGTACGAGACGCACGAGCTGGTCGAGGCATCGCGCCGGAAGGATAGGCGGTCGGGGATTCTGGTGCGGCCGGCGAAGCTGCCGGCTGAGGGGCAGGGGGAGCTTTTCCAGTGACGGCATCCATTCTGTTTCTCCCCACGGCTAGGCAACGCGAGCCGAAAAGCGACTTTCCGGGGTCGCCTGCCGTTGGGGCCTTTTCATCCGGACGTCTTGATCGGAGAAGACCAGTGAGCGATTACTCAGAGAAGCTCAAGCATCCCCTATGGCAGCGCAAGCGCCTGGAAATCCTCAGTCGCGATGGATTCCAGTGCCGGTGCTGCAAGAGCGATGACACGACGCTTCACGTCCACCACCTGAAGTATGACCGGGGCCGCGATCCGTGGGACTACCCGGATTCTGCCCTCATCACGCTGTGCGAGACCTGCCACGAGATCGAGCACGAGACCCAGCGTACCGCGCAGGCTGACTTGATCGACGCGATGGTATCGCGCGGCGCGACCTCGTTCGATCTTACTGGCCTGGCAGTCGCAGTCGATGAGAGTGGCCCCAACGACAACCAGATCAGCGCTGACGAATGGTCCTCCCTGGCTCAGGTCATCGGCGACATTCTCAGGTTCCGCCACGCTGGAGGCGACATCGCATCACTGGGCGGCCTCGTTCGTGAGTTGTGCGCTCAAGAAGGACAGGACATCCATGCCGAACAGAATCCTTCGTGAAGGCATCTTGACCAGCGAGCGGGTCAACTCGCTCAACTGGGAAGCCGAGGTCTTCTACCGGCGGCTCATGTCCGTGGTCGATGACTTCGGGCGGTTTTCTGCGCACCCATCGCTGCTGAGGGCAGCACTCTATCCCCTGAAACTGGACACCGTTCGGGACGCCAACATGGAACGCCTGCTCGCGATTGTCGAGCAAGCCAGCCTTGTCCGTGTCTACGAGGTCGCCGGCAAGCGGTTCTTGGAGATGCTCGATTTCAGGCAGCAGGTGCGGGCGAAGGAGAGCAAGTACCCAGCACCACCCGCCGACGCTACGCACGTGCATAGCACATGCATAGCAGACGCTACGCACGTGCAAGCATCTGCACACTTAGACGGAGGCGGAGGCGAAGACGTATCCGGAGACGATATACCTACCACCCCCTGCACGCGCGAGGATGAGTTATCCCCAGAAGGCGAGCAGTTCAGCATGCGCCTCGACTGGAAGCCTTCTGCCCACTTTGCCGAGCTGGCCCGGATGGCGGGCGTGCTGGTTCCGGGTGACGACACGCCGCTCGGGGAGTTCATCGCCTACTGGATGGGACAGCCGAAGCGCAAGCGGACGCAGCACGAGTGGGACCACGCCTACCTGAAGAACCTCAAGGCCGAGAAGGCGCGGAAAGACGCAGGCATCGGTATTCCGACGCGAAAAGGCGCCCCCCCTCCGCCCCCCAGCGAGTGGTTCATGACCGCCTCGGGCATCGAGGCCAAAGCCGTCGAACACGGCATCACCCAGCAACGCGACGAGCCTTTCCCGGCCTTCAAGGCCCGGGTGTACGAGGCTGCCGGCGTCACCGACGACATGGTGCGCCGCGCCAAGATCGACCGCGGAGACCGGGCGTGAATGTGCGGGCACCAGCCATGCGACAAGCCGAACTGCACCTGGGGGGAGAGACACCGCCTGGAGTGCGAAGCCCGGACGGTCATGCGCTGGGACAAACCAACCCGTCTTGCGTACTACGCGGACGTGAAGAAGAAACGCGGGGCAGCCGCCGCGCAGCAACTCATCGAGGAGACGAAACGGCAATGGAACGCGACGCAGCAATCGCTTTTGTGATCCCCGGCACGCCGGTCGGAAAGGGGCGCCCGAAGTTCGCCAGGCGTGGAAGCTACGTGACGACGTACACCCCGGAGAAGACCGCCATCTACGAGAACCTGGTGAAGGTGAAGGCCCAGGAGGCCATGATCGGCCGCCCGGTGATCGAAGGCGCGGTATCCGTGGTGGTCGCCCTCTACGTCACGCCGCCGGCCAGCTGGAGCCAGAAGAAGCAACGCGCTGCGCTCGCTGGGGAGATTTACCCGACATCGAAGCCTGACGTCGACAACGTGATCAAGGGCATCTTCGACGCCTGCAACGAGATCGTCTGGCGAGATGACAAGCAGGCCTGCGACGTGCGTGTGGTTAAGCGCTACGACCAGACCGCACGGGCCGCCGTCGAGGTGCGCGCGCTGTGAGAACGACCGAACGCGAGATCCCATCCCGCCTGCTCTACCGCAATCCGCTCGAGATCCTGCTCGCCAAGGAAGCGAAGACATGCAGGGGTTGCTCCAGCCAGCACACGGAGACGATCTGGGGGAAGTCCATCACGATCTGCACGGCGAAGGACGACAAGGGGAAGCGCCGCAACCACGGCAAGCGCTGCAAAGACTACAAACCGGAGGAAACCGCATGACCCAGGCCGCAGCGATCGATGAATACCTGTTCGACTCGACATGGAGCGCACTGGCGTTCGCCTACCGGTACAGCACCCAGCAATACCAGCCCACGCCAATGGCGCGCCTCATGCGCGGCTCGCTCGGCAGCGGCAAGGGGCTGCATGGGCTTGACGGCGCCGCCCAGGCAGGCATCATCCGAGCGATGGTCGAGGCACTGAACAAAGCAGAGCGGCACGCGATCGTGGCACGATTCGCAACGGACAAGGTCGAGAGTCTCGAGGCGAAAGTAGCACTGGTGCCGATCGCTTCTGCCTGCCTCGGCACCGGCGTGCACAATCGCCGCATGGTCGACGGGTTGGTGCAGAAGTACTTTGGACGGAAGGTGCACCTGGGAGACCTTTCCGAAATGACGGGCGTGCACCGAGACACGATGACCAGCCGCTGGGCTTCGATCCGCAATCACCTGCGAGCTATCGAAGACCGTGCGCGGGATAGGCTCGACGCTGAAATGTCGTTTCGAGGACTGGTCGGTTGACATTCCGAATTTTCACCCTAGAATCAGCCGTAATTCGATACGTTCGATAACTCACACTAAAGCCCGGAGACGCTCTGCGACCGGGCTTTTTTGTTGTCCTCGTCTCCTCCACCAGCGACTGCGGAGCGCTGGATCAGCCCGCGTAGAGCGGGCTTTTTTTTTGGGCCCACCGATGCCAGCAAGACCAGCGAGACCATGCAGGCACCCCTGCTGCTCGGGGTTGTCGCGTGATGGATCTGGGTTCTGCGAATCCCACCAGGATGACAAGAACGCTGGCAAGTTTGCAGACCGATCGCGTGGCACCAGGCATGAGCGTGGCTACGGCAGCGCATGGGATAGAAAGCGCAAGGCAATCCTCGAGCGGGACAGCGGCCTGTGTCAGCCATGCCTTAGAGCTGGTCGTGTGACTAAGGCCAAGCACGTTGATCACATCATCCACAAGGCCATTGGCGGTACCGACAAGGATGGCAACCTGCAGTCGATCTGCGTGCCGTGCCACAGGTCGAAGACGGCTATGGAGGGGGGCATGAAAAGTCCAAGCGGAATGGCCCGGGGACCGGCGAGGGAGCCTGATTTTCACCGCCGCGAAATCCAGGACAAAAAGTGAGCGGAAGAAAACCCATCCCCAGAGCCATCAAGGTGGCACGTGGAAACCCGGGCAAACGTCCGCTAAGCGATAGCGAGCCGACACCTTCCAGCGCTGAGCCGAACCCTCCCCTCTGGCTGCCGGAGAACGCCGTTGAGCACTTCAATACCTTGGCGGCACGCCTCGCGGAATTGCGGATCCTCAGCCGATCGCACACCGAGGCAATGGCCATCGCTGCTCTTCGAATGGCAGAGATCGCCGAGCTGTCGGCCGACGTCGCTGAGAACGGTCGGACGTACCAAACCACAACGCAGACCGGCGGGGTGATGAACCGTACCCGTCCTGAAGTCGCTCAACTGAGCGAGGCCCAGCGGCACCTCCAATCGCTGCTCTCCGAGTTCGGCCTCACGCCGTCAGCATCGACCAAGGTGAAGACGGCCCCCAAGACGGCAAGAACAAATCCATTTCTGGGGCTGATCAAGGGAGGCAAGAAAGGGTGACCCATTGGCCAACACGCACGTTACAGCGGCTAACCGCTACGCGCGGGAGGTTGTAGCCGGGAAGATACCGGCATGCAAATGGACCGTCCTGGCCTGCAAGCGGCATCTTGACAACCTCGACCAGGCCAAGAAAAGCAAGAAGTACCCGTTCTACTTCGATAGCGACGCGGCAGAAGCAGCCTGCCTGTTCATCGAACTGCTGCCGCATGTAAAGGGAAAGTGGGCGCGGCACAAAGAGCTGATCGTTCTATCGCCGTGGCAGTTGTTCATCGTCTGCTCCGTATTCGGTTGGAAGCGCAGGAAGGACGACATGCGCCGCTTCCGAGAGGCGTATGTGATCGTGCCGCGGAAGAACGGCAAGTCCGCACTGGCTGCCGGCATCGGCCTCTACATGCTGGCCGGCGACGGCGAGCACGGCGCCGAGGTCTACTCAGGTGCGACGACCGAGAAACAGGCATGGGAAGTTTTCCGGCCTGCCAGGCAGATGGTCGAAAAGACACCGGACCTCATCGAGGCTGCCGGCCTTGAGGTCTGGGCGAAATCAATCGTATGCCCAGAAAACGGAGACCGCTTCGAGCCGATCATCGGCAAGCCTGGCGACGGCGCATCACCGTCGTGCGCGATCCTCGACGAGTTCCACGAGCACGACACATCCGAGCAGTACGACACGATGGTCTCCGGAACCGGTGCGCGAGACGAGCCGCTGATCCTGATCATCACGACCGCCGGCTACAACCTTGCTGGCCCCTGCTACGACAAGGACCAGGAAGTCCGGAAGGTTCTTGAGGGCGTCTTCGAAAACGATGAGCTGTTCGGTGTCATCTATGGAATCGACGACAAGGACAACTGGGCTGATCCCGAGATCCTGAAGAAGGCCAACCCGAATTACGGAATTTCCGTCGACGCGGATTACCTGGTTGCCCAGCAGCGCGCAGCCGTTACAAATCCAGCGCACCAGACGCGCTTCCTGACGAAGCACCTAAACCGGTGGGTTTCCGCCTCCGTTGCATGGATGCCGATGGTGGCTTGGGATATGTGCGCCGACCCGGCCCTCGATGCAGAGGAACTCGCCGGCGAGGAGTGCGTCACTGCGCTCGACCTCGCTTCGAAGCTCGACATCTGCGCGAACGTGAATCTGTTCACGAAGACAGTGAACGGCCAGCGCCACTACTACGCATTCGGGCGCTACTACCTGCCGGAGCAGACCGTCGAGGAAGCGAAGAACAACCAGACGGCCTATCGGAAGTGGGTCCGGCAAGGACTGCTGACCCTGACCGAGGGCGCGGAACTGGACTTCGATGTCGTCGGCGCTGACGTCCTGGCCGACAAGAGCCGGTTCCAGATCCGCGAGATCGTCTACGACCCGTGGCGAGCAACACACCTGGCGCACCAGCTGATGAAGGACGGCGCCGAGGTTGTCGAATTCGCACAGAACCGGCACAGCTTGATCGCCCAGGCTGCAGACGAGCTGCTGGCAGCGGTTAAAGCCGGGCGATTCCACCACAACGGAGACCCGATCATGAAATGGATGGTGTCGAACGTGGTGCTCAAGATGCGAAACGGGGTCGGCATACCGACCAAAGAGAAGCAAGACAACAAGATCGACGGCGCAGTGGCCATCATCATGGCCATGGCGAGATCGATGGTGCCGACTGAAACCGAATCGGAGTTCTTTGTCCTATGACAACCTGGCAAGAAGTCCGCGCGAAGGCTGCCTCCCCCGGCAGCACAATCCTCACCCGCTGGAAGGCCGAGCGCGAAGCGGCGCGCGCCGTCCCTCAAGTGCATAACGCATCGAACGGCGCGCAGTTCGTCAGCAGCAGCGACCCGCGCATCGTCGAGTTCCTCGGTGGGAACCAGGCTGCGTCTGGCTATCCGGTCAACGCACAGACCGCCATGCGGGTCTCGGCTGTCTACGCGTGCATCGCTCGAATTGCCGGTGCGATAGCCAGCCTCCCGGTTCCTCTCTACGAGCGCACCGACGACGGCCGCAAGAAAGTCGACAACGCCCCCCTGTGGTGGATGCTCAACGAGCAGCCTCATCCGATCTGGAGCGCTGCGGCAATGTGGGAGTGGGTGATCGGCTGCAACTGCCTGCGTGGCGACGCCTTCATCCGGATCCTGCGCAATGCTGGCGGGCAACCAAACGGCCTGCTCCCTTTGCACCCGGACACCGTCACCCCCGAGAACGCGGGCGATCACCTCGTCTACTACATCCAACCGCGCGATGGCAGCAAACCATACGGCCTGCACCAGGACGACCTGCTGCACATCCCGAATCTCGGATTCGATGGCTTGCGCTCACCGAGCGTGATCCGTCACGCGGCCATGCAGTCGATCGGCATCGCGCTCGCAGCCGACGATTACAGCGGAAAACTCTACGCCAACGGTGCCATGCCGAAGCACGCGTTTTTCTGGGAAGGCAAGGTCGACTCTGATCAGATCGACCTGCTGCAGCGCACCTACGCAGAGCGCTACACCGGATCCGGCCAAGTCGGGAAGCCGATGGTGCTGTCAAAGGGCGTGGAGATGAAGGAGCTGTCCATGACAGCCGTCGACGCCGAACTGCTCGAGTCGCGCAAGTTCCAAGTCATCGACATCGCCAGGGCGTTCGGCGTGCCGCCGCACATGATTGGAGCGACGGAAGCGTCGACGTCCTGGGGTACCGGCATCGAGCAGCAAACCATCGGCTTCGTGAAGTACACGATCCAGCCTTACCTCAACCGCATTGAGCAGGAGCTCAATCGCAAACTGTTCCGCACCGCGCGCTACTTCGTCGAGTTCCAGCTCGACGGACTCATGCGTGGCGACTACAAGAGCCGCAACGAAGGCTACCGCATCGCTGCAGGCCGCGCCGGCGAGCCCGGCTGGATGACCATCAACGAGATCCGCCGCCTCGAAAACCTGCCGCCCATCGCCGGTGGCGACGAGCTCTGGAAACCCGATCCAAAAACCCCATCCAAAGGAACCGAGAATGCACAAGCGTCTTCTGCAGCTGCTGCGTGACAACGCCCAGCGCCAACCGACCGGACTGCGCATGGAGCAGAGCGCAGAGGCGGCCACCCTTTACCTGTACGACGTTATCGACCCTTACTGGGGTATCTCGGCCGCCGAGGTCGTTCCCCAGATCGATGCGCTCAAGGGCACGCCCATCCACCTTCGAATCGATTCGCCCGGAGGCGACGTTTTCGAGGGCCGCGCCATCGCGAGTGCGATAGCCAGGCACGGCAATGTCACCGCGTGGGTGGACAGTCTTGCAGCCAGCGCAGCCACCTACGTGGCCACCGCAGCCAAACAGATCAACATCGCCGAAGGTGCCTTCTTCATGATCCACGAAGCCTGGACGATGATGTACGGCAACAAGCGCGACCTCACTGAAACCGCGGCCCTACTCGACAAGATCGACCAGAGCATCGTTGCCGATTACGCGCGCAAAACTGGCCAGACGTCCGAGAAGCTCGTCGCCTGGATGGCCGCCGAGACCTGGTTCAACGCCAGCGAGGCCAAGGAGGCTGGTTTCGTCGACGCCGTCGTCCATGGCGAAACTGTTTCCAACACCTGGAACCTGTCTGCCTTCGAGAACACGCCGAAGGCGCTCACGCAACCCAAGCAGTCCGAGCCAAACATTGAGCCGCTGCGCACTCAGGTGGAACGCCGCTTGCGCCTGCTCGCCCCCATCGCCTGACGCCCTCGCGCAGACGAAACAACCCGCTTCGGCGGGTTTTTTTACGCCAACTGTCTAGAAAGGACACCCAATGAAGAGCATCCAAGCCCTGCGCGAGAAACGCAACGAGCTCGCCAAGCAAGCCAAGCACCAGCTCGCCGAGAAAGGCGACGCCAAGTGGACCGCCGAAGACAAGGCCGCTTTTGATGCGCTTGCCGATCAGATCGATGCGCTCGACGACCAGATCGCAACGACTCAGAAGATCCTCGACCGCACCGCCGAGGAGCGCTTCATCGACGCGCCCAAGGCAGACCCCAAAGCCAACGCCAAAATCGCCGGCCGCGCCCTGTTCGATAAGCTGCTGCGCAACGGCCCCACGGCGCTCACGGCCGACGAGCACATGCAGATCCGCAACACCATGAGCACCGGCACCGGCAACCAAGGCGGCTACACCGTTCAGTCCGAGATTGCCATGGAGCTGATCGACGCGGTCAAAGGTTACCGCGGCGTGCGCGAACTGGCGAACCGCATCGTCACCGCTTCCGGCGCACCGCTGTCCTATCCCACTTCCGACGGCACGTCCGAGGTTGGTGAACTGGTGGCGGAAAATACCCAGGCCAACGCCGCCGACCCGACCTTCGGAACGGTTCCGCTCAACACCTTCAAATTCGGCTCCAAGATCATCACAGTGCCGATCGAGTTGCTGCAGGACAGCAACATCGACGTGATCGCGCTGATCAACCAGCGCGTGCGCGATCGCATCGGCCGCTCCCAGAACTCGTACTTCACCATCGGCACTGGCACCGGCCAGCCCTACGGCGTCACCGCCGCCGCGTCGGTCGGAAAGGTTGGTGCAACTGGCCAGACCGTCACCGTCACCTATGACGACCTGGTCGACCTGGAGGAGTCCATCGACTACGCATACGAGAGCGGCAATCTGTCGTGGATGATGAGCCAAGCCATCCGCAAGGTGATCCGCAAGATCAAGGATACCGCCGGCCGCCCGATCTGGACGCCCAGCTACGACGCCGGCATCGCTGGCGCCAAGTCCGAACAGCTGCTCGGCCATGACATCGGCCTGAACAACGACATGCCGACGCCGGCGGCGAACGCCAAGTCGATCAGCTTCGGCGACCACAACCGCTACATGGTGCGCGACGCGCTGGAAGTAACCCTGTTCCGTTTCGAGGATTCCGTCTACCTGTCCAAGGGGCAGATCGGTTTCCTGGCATGGGCGCGCGCCGGCGGCAACCTGCTCGACACCGCCGCCGTCAAGCTCTACCAGCACTCCGCGACCTAAGACATCGCGGCATGAGCCAGGCCGGGGAAGTTCCGGCCTGATTCCTCACACTGAACAGGAAACCAACCATGGCAATCAAGAAAGCCCGCATCCTCGTGGACACGACCGTCGACGGCGTTCCCTACAAGTGCAACCAGGTCATCGAAGCAGACGAGGCCGTCATCAAGGATCTCGTCAAGGCAGGCGAAGCCGATGCCAGCGCGCCGGCTGTGAAGTACATGCTGGATGAGGTCGGCTCCGATGTCGTCAAGCATGCCTCGCCTGGCGCGGACAAAGCCAAGGCCATTCAGGCGGACATCGCGGCGCTCGAGGCTGACCTCGCTGCAGCGGCAGATGACGCTGCCAAGGCCGACATCACGGCGAAGATCAAGGCCAAGCAGGACGAGCTGGCCGCCCTGTAATCCATGCCAGCCAAGCTCATCAACGCACCCACTGTCGAGCCTGTCAGCCTGGTAGAAGCCACGGCGCACCTCTACGTCACGCACAGCGACGACGACGCCCTGATCAGCGCCTACATCGCCGCAGCACGCGAAGACGCCGAGCGCCGCCTTGGCCGCGCGTTGATCAGCCAGACGTGGGAACTCGCGCTCGAGGCCTTCCCGTCGGCGATCGAGCTGCCGAACCCGCCGCTGGTATCGGTGACCTCGATCAAGTACCTGGATACCGCTGGCGTTGAGCAGACGCTCGATCCGTCCCAGTACCTGGTCGACACAGACTCCGTGCCAGGCGCGGTGGTGCCGGCCTATGGCGCGTCCTGGCCGTCCATCCGAGTCCAGAGGAACGCCGTTCGCGTGCGCTACGTCGCTGGCTACGGCGCAGATGGCTCGTTCGTGCCGGCGTCGATCAGGCAGTGGATCCTGCTGCGCACTGGTGCCCTGTACGAAAACCGCGAGAGTGCCGTCTCCGGACAGCCCATCCATGACGCACCGCGCGACTTCGCCGACGCGCTGCTCGATGCGTACCGTGTCCTGAAGTTCTGACTAGAGGAATAATCCCATGCCCGCAATCGCTGCAACTACACTCGCTGGCCTCGGCAAGAGAGTGCTGACCGAAACCACGCTCAACGGCACCGACTCGCTGGTCTACGATCAGAGCAAGACGCCCATCCTCGTCTTGCGCAACCCCACGGCGGGCGCCCTGAGCCCCGTCATCGACGGCAACGGCGGCACCACCGTCAACGTCACCGGCATCGGCGCGGTCGACGTCAGCGGCGGCTATGCGGTCGGCTCCATCGCTGCCGGCGCCTCCGTCGCCATCCCGCTCGTCACCATCCGCGAGTACCTGCAAGGCACCATCGCCATCACCGGCGGCACTGGTCTCGTCGCCTCGCTGCTCGAGCATTGATGAGAGCAGGCACCCTGCGCCACCGCGTGCGCATCGAGCACAAGGCCGAGGTGCGCGACGCCTACGGCGGCGTCGTCAAAGGCTGGGCCACCTTCGCCGCCAGTGTCCCGGCCGCGATCCTGCCCGTCTCCGGGCGCGAGTTCTTCGCCGCCGAGGCGCAGCAGTCGGAAGTCTCGGCCAAGATTGTCATGCGCCAGCTCGACGGCCTCTTGCCGTCCATGCGCATCGTCCATGCTGGCCAGCAGTACAACATCCGCGCCATCCTGCCAGACGCCCTGCTCGCGCGGTACGTCGTCTGCATGTGCGAGCGCGGCGACGTGACCGACTGACATGGGATACGAACTCGCGATCCAGGGCGCCGTCTACACCGCGCTCACCGGCAGCGCCGCCCTGATGGCGCTCGTGCGCGGCGTCTACGACGCCCAGCCGCGCCCGCTCACCGGGTCCGACGCGCTGCAGTTCCCGTTCGTCACCATCGGCGAGGACACCCACACCGACTGGAGCACCGACACCGAGCGCGGCGATAGCGCCACCATCACCGTCCACACCTGGACGCGCTACACCGGCCGCAAGCAGGAAAAGGAAATCCAGGCCGCGATCTTCGCCGCGCTCGACCGCCAGGCGCTCAGCGTCACCGGCCACGCGCTCGTCTCCGTCGACTGGATCGGCAGCGACAGCCTCACCGACGCCGACGGCGAAACCCGCCACGGCGTGCAGACGTTCAGGATCATCGTCGAGCAGGAATAACCAATCGCACTACCCAGCACCAGCCGCCTCAGGGCGGCTTTTTTCATTACCCACCCGCAGGAGATAAACCATGGGATCAGCAAAACTCGGCCGCACGCTCTTCATCAAGAAGAACAACGTGATCCTCGCCGGCGTGCGAGCCAAATCTTTCTCGTTCGCTGGCGAGCCGATCGACGTCACCACCGACGACGACAACGGATTTCGCACGCTCATGGACGAGTCTGGACAGGAGGCGCTCGACCTAAGCGTTGAGGGGCTGGTGAAGGACAGCGTTCTTCGTAACGCGGCGCTTACCGGCTCTGCGGGCCTCATGTTGACCGACATCACCATCGAGTTCCCCAAGACTGGAACGCAGGTCACCAGCGGCGACACGATCAGCGGCAACTTCTTCCTCGCGTCGTATGAAGAGTCCGCGCCTTACAACGAAGGGATCACCTTCTCCGCCTCTCTGCAGTCCTCTGGGGCGTGGACATACACGCAGGGGGCTTAATCCATGGCGATCTTTGATCCCATCACATTCACCTGGAAAGGCACCGACTACACCGTCCAGCCTGACCGCATCATGAAATTGCTCTACGCGATCGAGACCGCTGTGACACTCCCTGAGCTCACTGAATACGCCCGTAACCGGGGCGGCGCTCCAGTTCGGTTGTCTATGGCGTACGGCGCGGCTCTTCGGTTTGCAGGCGCAGATGTCGGAGACGACGAAGTTTACGCTGCGTTGTTCGGTCCAGACGCTGAAGCCACTGGCGCACGAATGAAGGAGCTGGTTGAGATGGCAATTCCGCCATCGCGCGGCGACCATGCAGCGCCTGTTCAGGCGGAAGCAAAAAAGACCAAGGCCACCAGTCGTTCGTAAAGGCTGCATATCTAGGTGCAGTCGGTGCCGGATGGGTTTCTCCTAGCGAATTCTGGCGACTGCACCCGGAAGAGTTCTGGTGGCTGTACGAAGCCAAGATGCCTCCTCAGTCAACGCGCGATAGCGGAATGGCAGAAATCTATGCCGATCTCAAAGCAAATGGGTGGTAGCGCATGGCTGTAGCAAAAGGCATCCGCGTCGAAGGGCTCGATGAGCTGAAGCAGACGCTCGACGACCTCGCGCCGCGCGAGGCGTTCAACCTCATGCGCGCCGTCACGCACGGCGTTGCGCAGTCCGTCGCCAAGCGCGCGCGCGACCGCGTCCCGGTCGATTCCGGCACGCTCAAGAAGGCAATCAAGGCCAAGCGCGGCAACCCGCGCGACAACGGCGGCAAGCCGTTCTCCGACGTGGTCGTTGAGCACGGCAAGGGCGCGCAGCACGACGCGTTCTATTGGCGATTCATCGAGTACGGCACCAGCACCGGCATCCCCGAGCACCGCTTCATCGGCAACGCGATCGAGGCCGTGCGCCCGGAGATCGACCGAATCATGCGCGAGCAGTTCGGCAAAAAGTTCGAGGCGCTCCTGGCGCGCAAGGCCAAGAAGGCAGCGAAAGCGAAAGGTTGATCTGAATGGCGAACATCATCGGCGATCTCGCCGTACGCATCGGGGCCGACGTCTCCGAACTCAAGGCCGGGCTCGGCGAAGCCACGCGCGGGCTTGACGGCCTCGGTGCCAAGGCGCGCGCCAGCGCA